TGGCCATTCTCCTAGAACTATAATCTCTCGTAGCCACTATACTCTCCTAGTGTAGAAACGTCCTGTTAAAAGTTGCGCAGCTATCTCTCGAATAGAAGTGTCTATCAACTTTCGTGGGTCTCTATCGGCATTAGCCCAGGGAAACTTACCTGCACCTTGTTCAAATATTTGATAAGGGTTTTTGTCATAAGAATACCCGATACTGGGAAATCCTTTTGCTGTAGTAGTAATATCTGTAGCTCTAACGCTTGCCGCAAATTTCCCTGACCTATTTTCTAATCCGGGCGCTCCCATATTTTTTTTAACTGTTTGTGGTAATTTTTGGTTAATTAAAGCTATTACAGAAATATTACTACTAGAAGAACCTTTTTTTAACGCTGCCTTTTTTACTCCTAAAGAAGATAGTTTCGCTTTAGTTATGGTGCCTTTTGTAGCTTTTCTTTTAGTTGTTTTAACCGACGTACTGTTAGATAGCTTAGGCTTAAAGTTTCTACTGACTACTTTTACATTTTTACCTCTTTTTATACCCTGGTCAAATCTTTTTACAACTTTTTTAGCTTCTATTTCTATTCTGGTGTCAGAGCCTTTTCTATCAGCAAAGCTTTTTGCTTTATTTAATTTTACTATAGCCTTTTCTAATTGTTCAATTAGATTAGCTTTTAATTCCAACTCTGATTTTTTACCTCTATTTATTGATGACGCTTCTATACCGATTTCTACAGTATCCTTTTCTAAAGTTCCTTTCTTTCTAAAAAATACTTTTAAACCCAGATTTTTTAAATCTTTGTCGGTTATTTTATCTTCGCTAGTTTCATTTCTGTATCTAATTGTAGATTGGAAAGTATCTCTAGCTCTTTGGCTTTGCTGTTCTACAACCGCTGAACCGGCGCGATGACCAAAATCTAAAAAGTTTCTACCATTTATACTATACTCACCCGAGGATAAAGTGGCTATTTCTCTCAGAACTTTATTTATATTGTTTACTAATGTACTTTTTTGAGAAGAATACAGGGTTCTAATAGTTTCAAAAACAGATAAATGCCCAACCTCTCTCCTTGCTAGACTATAGCCATAACCTCCTTCCAATATAGTTACGCTCCAAGCGCTTTTATTACCTTTTACTCTTGTATTACTAGAAGAAGGATTCTTATCAAAGTTTTTCTTTGCCGAGTTATAAATTGCTTCTACAAAGTTTGGAACATAAGTATCAATCACATTTCTCATCTGAGGGTGATTGATTTGTTTTGCAGGTATACCTTGCTCTTGAAGCTGAATATAAACCTGGTTTTTTACTCCATTTACAGAGGCACTTATTCTATGAACTTTTACGTCTGATTCTAATTCTCTAAATCCCGACCCTTTCTTCGGGTCATTAGCTGGGTTTTTTAGCTCTTTTATAGTTTCTTTTAATAGCTTATCTAAAAATCTTTTGCTCATGATACTCTATACATATCTAGAACTCTTCGTATATGGTCTGGAAATCCAGGATCATTACGAATCGCAGAGCTTCCTGCTCCCTCTCTACTTGCTGAACCAATGCTTTGTCTCTCTTTCTGCTCGTCTTTATGGTAGTAAGTTATAATATCAGCAACCGCAAGTTCTAAATCAACGGGTACAGAGACATACCCTGCTAAATAAGTAACTTTTACAGAACCTACTCCTTTAGGCCAATTTCTATACTTACCACTTTCTTCTGTTCTGAAAATAGAATCGGAAACAGAATCTAAGTACCATGAATATTCTGGTGAAGGGCCGGCTCCATTTGAAAAAAGTTCAACATAATCAGAAGCTTGTCCCAATCTTTCATATACATTTGTTATACTAATAACAGGGCTATATTTAAGCTGAACAGTATAAGTGTCCCATTGAATATCAAATAACTCCGTATATCCTGGTGAAGTTGCATAAGTATCAAACTCAGAATTACAATAAGTACGGACAAGCTGACTTACACTCGTAATTAGCTTCTCAAACTTTTCGTCAAACTGAGTAGAGTTTATACCCTCCAACAATTTATAGTCATCTAATGTAATTAAATCGGCCATTTATTTTCCAAAAAGGCTTGGGAGTCCGAAGACTCCCATCCCTAACATACTTGTTACCAAGTATGTACAGCAGTTTGATAATCACCGTTAGTAGCATCGTCTGCAAAGATGCAGTCAAAGCCACGACGTTGAGTAGCAACCAATACACGACGTTGATTGGCAACTTCGTAATCGGTCTCAACAGTAGCTCCACGCAATACAGGAACTACAAAATTACGAGCGTTTACGGCTACGGCCCAATGCTTACCATCAGTACGTCCACCTGTAAACTCGTCACAAACGATTACGGGTGAACCGTAGACGTTTCCGATTTCTCCGGTAATCTTGGTAGCACGCTGATCACCAACTTCATTGATATTTTGGAAGTCAGGATCATCAAGCATATCGTAGTATGCAGTAAGTGCGATGATATAAACTACATCGCCAGGACGACGGCCATACTTACCCATTGCTTGACGAAGATCAAGTAATTTGGAAGCAGTAGCTACGCCACCTACGCCAGGAGATGAACCGTTGTCTAAAACAGCATTAGCATTTGTACGAGCAACCAAACCATTATAAGGTGTGCTGATCAAATCATTACCGGCTGAACCGCCTAAGAGTAATGAATGCTCAATTGCACGTGCGTGTGAGCGTACCATTGACTCACGAATAAAAGGAAGAACAGGAATAATTGCGTCTTCTTCACTTTCATTAGCAATATAGGAACGAGAGATTAAACGCTCTACAGTCAATACTTTACGACCCATGCTCATGCCGGGGAAAGGTGAACCTACAGTATCGTCACGACCTTCTAAATTACCTTTAAAAGGGGCACCAGAAGCACCGCCAGAGGTATCATTAGCTGCCCACTCTGCATAGCCAGCATCAGGCATGGTAGGCATTACCATTGAAGCAGAATTCATTTGGATTTTTCGGAAAAGAGGATCCAAAACCAATTCTAATTCTACATCTCTCTCCATTGCAGTAGAAACAGTAGTTTCAAAAGCTTGTAAAGCATCAGAGGACGTATCTGGAACAGTTAGGCCTGCATTTGTATTACGACTGGCTTTTTCGAATAACTGCTTAGTAAGCTTATTATCCCAACCCTTCTTAGTAATTACGCCAAGAAGGTGCGCATCGCAAATGTCTTTCTCATAGGCTTCAGCAAAAGACTTTGCTTCGCCACGATCAGCAAATACACGCTTGCTATCACGAATTTTAGAAATTTCGTCTGATTTTTCAATCAGTTCATTCTTCAATTCGCCAATAATTTTTTCATAGTCAGCATCTTTTGCAGCCATTTTAGCTTCAACGTCAGCCATTAATTTTTCTGCACCACTAGAAACAGCGGTTACAATTTGGGCTTCTTGCGCGGCTTTTTGAGCTTCAGCTTCGGCAGCAGCTTTTTGTTCTGCTTCCATTTTAGCTTGCTCTTCTGCCTTGCGCTCAGCGTCTTTCATCGCCATTGCAGTTGCGGTCTTTTCGACAGCAGCAGCCACAATCGCATCGATATCGATATCACTCATAGTTTTCTCCTGTACTTCGACTTGTGATAAGTCTTTAGGCATTGATTCGGTTTCAGAATGTTTTTCAAACTCAACAGTTACTTTGTCTTCAGTCTCCTGAACACTAATAACATGCTTTTCTTCCACGGAATCTATAGTTTTGAAAGATTTCTTGAATTCTTCATACTCAGACTCTGAGTTAAAAGATTTAGCAAGAGAAAAGGTTGCAGCTTGGTTAGCAGGAACCGTTACTACTGAAACTTCCAGTAATTCTGCGTCCTTTATCTTATATCCATCGGTTTCGGTCATATACTCCGCATCCTTGACTCGAAACCCGACTGAAAAAGCTCCAAGGACACCTTCTTTAATTAATTCACCTACGTGACCAGCAGATTTAGCAATTTTTGCTTTTAACTGCAGACCATTATCGTTAGTACCAAGCTGAACTGCTCGGCCAATCGGCTGATTGTAATCGTGATTAAAAAGAATTACGGGATTGTTTAAATAATTTTGAAGTCCGCCCTTTGTCCAGGCTTCAGTCTCAATTATGTCTCCAACACGGTCAGTACTATTCGTACTGGCCATACCAGCGATATGAAGATCATCCCCTTCTTCAAACGCCTTAAATGTGGAGCCAATGTGAAAAATTTTATTCACTTGATTCTCCTGTCGACACTCTCAGCTTCTCTAAAGGGCTGAGATCTTCATCCGAAGCCGGTTCAAGAACTGGCTTGGGATTTTGTTCCAATGTATAAACACTAGAAGTATTAAAAATATTTTCCCATTCTTCGGGATGTTTTAATTGTATTCTTTTTATAGCTTGATGCCAGGAACCAAAATTACGTATAACAATTCTATAGTGAATCGGGGCGTTAGTTCCTAGTGCAATATATTCTGATCGTGCGGGCACTCTTCCTAGTTGTTGAAAATATTTAATAACAGTAAGCGCTATTTCGGTTCTAGTCATTTTTATTCCTCTATATTATCTTCAGACGGTCTTCCACCTTCTGAAGGGTTTGCAGCAGATCCAGCTATATTAGCAGGTACTCTTAGTTCGCTTGCGCCAAACTGCTCATCGTAGTTTAGTGCTTCACGAGCTTCATTAGGGGTAATAATTCCCGTATTAACAAGAGTAGAGTAATAAGCTGCGCTGTCTCTTAATTCTGGCTGAAGTGCAGGGATATTACTAATGTCTGGGGTAATGTGAAAGCCAAAGAATCTTTCTATAGCTTTATTAATTTTTTCAATTATAGGCAATATTGTTTCTAAATAATAAAGTCTATGGTTTGGTCGGATATTTGCATTGTTTCCCGAATCTAGTAAAAGGGGAGGTACTCCTAAAACTTTTAATATTTCTTTTTCCGCTCCCTCTATTGAGGCTTCGAAATCAAGTTCTCGAAAATTAACATTTGAGATAGCATCTAGATCCATTCCGCCATCTAAAATGAGAGGTCTTCTTCCTCCTCCGTCAGGGCGATAACGAGTCATCCAAGATTGAATCATTCTTTCTTTATTTTTTTCACTAATTACAGAAGGTGATTTAATTATAAGGCCGGGGACAGCTCCATTCTTGAAAAAATTGTCTTGAAATTGGCGCATACGAGTAAGCTGTGACATTACACGCTGAGCAGCTCTTAAACGACTAGTACCTCTATATATGCTATGAAAAGAGTTTTCTTTAATGTGAATGATTTCGTTTGTACTATAATCTATATTACGTTGAAAAGTATACTTATTAATGTAAGTAGTCTTATCTGGATCTATGTCCGTATAAGATGCGGGTAAATGATATAAACCAGCCCCATCGAAATAGATGAAGATATTCCCATCGAGTATATAATCGATTATGAGGTTTCGCTTAAAAGAGGAAATATCTTGAAAAGGATTAGGCTCTACATTTAACAGTAAGTTAAGTCTAGATCTTCTAATACCTTTTACAACCGAATTCATTCCTTGAATCGGTTCACCTATTCGAAGAGGAATTTCTGCCGTGTCATCAACGATCATGTTGACGCCACGATTTACAACTTCCAAATACTCATAGTATGAGGTATAATTAGTAGGAATTTCTCTGGAAGCAATAGGACCAGAGCCTTCGAGACTAACTACAATCTCTTCTTGTGCTGGGTTTAATTTTTCCTGTTTCCAGAAGTCATACCATGCCATATTTTTCTCTTTGTATTTCTACCCAGCGTTTTTGCTTCTCTGCTGTATGTAATCCAGGATTTCTTCCGTAGATACTATGTAGCTTTAAATGGTGAGTGTGACAAAGAGTAACTGTTTCGTCGTAAAGTTCAGCCCAGTTATCTTCAATAAATTCGTCTCTCCATATAATTAGATACTCATCTGTATAATGTTCTGGACGAAGTGCTTGTTTCTCTTTAAGCCATTTATGAAAAAGTGGAGCAAGCGTATAGAAATGATGGAAGTCGAGTTTTATTTTTGCACCGCAAATTCTACACTCTTTGCCTTTTTCATACTTCGACTTTGCCCGGTCTCTGATGTATTTAATCGGGTCTCGTTTTAACTCTGCCATTTTTATAAATTATATATTCGGGTTAGTTGAAAG